GGCGTCTTAATCAAAAAGGCGAATAGAAAAGAAACATTTACAGAAGAACAAATAGCAGACCTTTTGGCCTGCATGGATCCGGATACAGGATACTTACATTTTTCTCGTAAGTTTGCTTATATACAACACCCAACTAAAGGCAAACTACTGTTTGATCCTTATGAATATCAGCTAGGGTTAATGGATAGTTATCATAGTTTTAGATTCAACATTAATATGATGCCTAGACAAACAGGTAAGACTACATGTGCAGCAATCTATCTAGCATGGTTTGCAATGTTTAATCCAGATCAAACTATTCTTATTGCTGCACACAAATACACAGGTGCGCAGGAGATTATGTCACGCATACGTTTTGTGTACGAAACTTGTCCAGATCATATTAGAGCAGGTGTCACAAGTTATAACAAAGGCAGTATTGAGTTTGAAAATGGAAGTCGTATTGTAAGTCAAACAACAACAGGCAACACAGGACGTGGTATGAGTATTTCGCTATTATACTGTGACGAGTTTGCATTTGTTATGCCTAACATTGCAGAAGAATTTTGGACTAGTATTTCGCCTACACTAGCAACTGGTGGTCGTGCTATTATTACTAGTACACCTAACAGTGACGAAGATACATTTGCTACTATTTGGAAACAAGCAGAACAAAAGTTTGACGAACATGGTGAAGAACAAGATGTAGGCATAAACGGATTTCATAGTTTTATTGCAGAATGGCACGAGCACCCAGACAGAGACGAAGCGTGGAAAAAAGAAGAAATTGGCCGGATTGGTGAAGAAAAATTCCGTCGAGAATATGGTTGTGAATTCTTAGTATTTGACGAAACACTAATCAATAGTATTAAACTTGCATCTATGGAAGGCAAGGATCCTATTATAAGAATGGGACAAGTGCGTTGGTATAAAAAACCTGATGCAAAAAAATCATATGTAATAGGATTAGATCCTAGTATGGGCACTGGCGGAGATTATGCAGCAATACAAATTATAGAATTGCCCACATACGAACAAGTTGGAGAATGGCAGCATAATACAACTGCAATACCAGGACAAGTTAGAGTACTTGCAGATGTATGCAAGTATCTTGCAGATGAAATGAAAACGTCTAGCAACATATATTGGAGTGTTGAAAACAACGGTATTGGCGAAGCAGCCTTATTAGTAATCAATGATTTTGGAGAGGAAAATATTCCAGGATTGTTTATAAGTGAACCTATACGAAAAGGTCACGTAAGAAAATTTAGAAAAGGCTTTAATACAACGCACAGTAGTAAAACAACTGCATGTGCAAGACTAAAAACAATGGTCGAAAATGATAAACTTACTGTACGCAGCAAAGCACTACTTAGTGAGTTAAAAGCATACATTGCATCAGGTAGTAGTTTTCAAGCAAAACCCGGACACCACGATGATTTAGTTAGTAGTCTTTTACTTACACTTAGAGTAATGACAGTAATGAAGGATTGGGATCCAGCAGTGTATAATACCTTTAGTCAAATTGAGCATGAAGAAGATTACGAAATGCCAATGCCGATCTTTGTTAGTAGCAGTTATTGATAAATAGTATACAATGAGAAATTTAAACGTAGTAGCAGAACAACTTTTTAATGAAATTAGAGGACGCTTTCCTAGTGTCACTATCGGTGACGGCGACGGTAATGTCACAAATGAGCCAGCTATGGCCCGTTTTTATGAATTTGATTTCAAAAGTTTAGGAAATACATTAGGTAAAATTAGTGTCACATTAGATGAAAAGTCTGGTGTCACAATTATGTATAATAAAGATTTTACCGAAGAAGTAGGTTATACAGAACAAGAAGAATGGTACAATTTTTTAAAAGGTGTACGAGTATTTGCAAAAAAGCGTCTACTAAATTTTGAAGTTAGAGATATTAATAAGAGTAACTTTACTCAAAGAGATTATAGCTATATGGCAACAAATCGCGGAGAAACAAAAATGAATGAATCAGCATTACGTGGAACTAATAAAACAAGTTATCAACGTATTGGTAATGCTAAATTAAGTATTAGGCATACGGGTAATATAGAAGAAGGCGAAAGCAGAACTAAAAAAATTGGATCTCTTTTTGTAGAAAATGCACAAGGTGAAAAATTTAAATATCCTTTCAAACATCTTGCAGGTGCAAGAGCAATGGCTGTTCATGTTAGTGAAGGCGGGCATCCGTTTGATGACTTTGGCAAACATATTACAAGCATGAGTGAAGAACTTTCAAATCTCCGCAAGTTCAAAACATACATGGGTCGTAGTAGTGTAATGGCAGAAAGTTTATCTGAGCATATGGAAACTGTAAATGAACGAATTGCAACTGTACGTAAAACTGTTCAAAGTCTCCAAAAGTCATCAAATTATACAAAAGCATTTGAAAATTTTGAACCAACTGAAAAAACAGTTGTGCCAGAGGATATTGCAGATAGTTGGATTGATCAATTAACAGTAAAACAATTTAACGAAGAACTAAAAGATGTGTTTCCATACATTTATAATTTAATCGGCGAAACTTCTAAACCTACAGAATTAAACTTTGACGATATAGTAATTGAAGCAAGAGTTGACGAAGCTCTACCTGTTATTATAGGTTTACTAGGACTTGCCGGTGCAGCAGGATATGCAGCATATAAAAAATTAGGTGCTGGAAATAGTCCATTAGGACAAGCACTAAAACAAGCAGCTGATAATGGCGATACAGAAGCAGCGGAATATTTAAAAAACTTAGGCGCATTAGTAGATGGTGGCGATTCGAGAACATTGCAAATGCTAAAGTTTAGATATATGGACGAACCAGCATCAATGAATACCGAGTCACAAATTGATGTAGCATTTGATAAAATGTTAGGTCAGTTTGCAGATAACTTTAGTGCGCAAGTTGAAGGTTCTTCAGAAAAGCGTTGGAAGCAAACTTCAATGGATCCAAAAGCCGCAATACTAAAGTTTGGTAAAGATAATGTAAAGATTAAAAAGGGCGGCCTTAACAACGGCGACGATATGGTATCAGTATTAACTGATGACGAAACAGACGAAGGCAATGCATACTCAGGTGCTGTAGCAAAAGCCAAAATGAATGGCAAGAAAAAAGGTGACACAATTCCTCATCCAGATAAAGACGAAGATGATATTGTAATCGAAAAAGAAAAAACACCATTAGGCGAATTTATTCTAAGTTATTTTGATAGACAAACAGGCAAGTTTCCAAAAGGCGAAACAGCAGTATTGACCAGTGTAGAGAAAGACTATGGTGATCAATATATCAAGCCAGCAAGTCAGTTCATAGAACGTCTAGGCCAAGCGTATACAAAATACCAACAGAAAAAACTAGGCGAAGTAGAAGTAGAAGAAAACTTTTTAAGTCGCATGATTGGCGCCCAAGGTGTAAAACCCGACGACTTTGTGAAAAAAGCAATGAAAATTTCTCAAAGATACGAAAACCTTGCATTTAAAAATAAAATAGCAAGTGATCCCAATCGTCCATTCAATGGACAACAAGGCGGCAAATTCTTGCTAGAACTCTATATGGAGTTAATCAATATGAGCAGAGAAATCCAAAAAATGGGCGGTGGCAACAAAACAATGAAAAACGCTCAACAGCAGATGAGCTTGATTAAGCAAGCAATGGCAGGTTCAGTTGATAATCCTCATGCAGCAAGACTAATGAAAGCTGCTAGATACGAACCCAAATTCATTATTGATTTTGTAAAGCAAGATATACAATCTATGGGTGAATCACAAGATAACGAATCTCAAGATATTCTAAAGTTAGCTGGTTTAAATTAATCAGCTAACTATTTGAAAATATTGTCAAAATAATAGTTGACAAGTCATAACTAACAGTGTAGTATGTAATAGTGCTACACACAAACAGGCACAAGAGCAATATTAGTTGTTCTAACATAGGCATAACATATAGGAGAAAAGGCACTATGGCATCATTAGCAGAAATCCGAGCAAAGCTCAAAGAACAAGAAGCCGGCGCAGGCGGTCAACGCACAGGCGGAGGCGACAACGCAATTTACCCATTTTGGAATATGAAAGAAGGCGAGCAATCAACGCTACGTTTCCTTCCTGATGGCGATCAAGACAATACTTTCTTTTGGAAAGAGCGTTTGATGATTAAACTTCCATTTAGTGGAGTAAAAGGAGACACAAGTTCTCGTCCAGTACAAGTACAAGTTCCGTGTATGGAAATGTATGGCGAAAGCTGCAACATTCTACAAGAAGTACGTGGCTGGTTTAAAGATCCAAGTCTTGAAGATATGGGTCGTAAGTATTGGAAGAAACGTTCATACATCTTTCAAGGGTTTGTGACTGAAGATCCAATTGGTGAAGAAGCACCAGAGAATCCAATTCGACGCTTTATTATTGGTCCACAAATTTTCCAATTGATCAAAGCAGCCTTAATGGATCCAGACATGGAAGAATTGCCAACAGATTATACTGCTGGTGTAGACTTCCGTTTGTCAAAAGGTACTAAGGGCGGATACGCAGATTACGGCGCAAGTAATTGGGCACGTAGAGAGCGTCCACTTGGTGATGCAGAGATGGCAGCAGTAAATACACACGGCTTGTTTAATCTCAATGACTTCCTTCCTAAAAAGCCAGACGAAGTGGCACAGAAAGTTCTTGCAGAAATGTTTGAAGCAAGTGTTGATGGCGAAGCATATGATCCAGATCGTTGGAGTAATTACTTCCGTCCAGCAGGCATGGCAGCACGTACAGGTGATCCGCAAAAAGCAGCATCACCACAAGCAACTGCTGTAAGTCAGAGTGCACCAGCACCAACACCAACACCAGTAGCTGAAACTACAACTGATACAGGTTGGCAAGAACCTGCTCCAGCAGCAGCACCAGCAGCAGCAGAAGCAGCACCAGCAGAAGGTGGCGCCCAAGACATTCTAGCAATGATTAGAGCACGTCAAGGTTAATAACACAACTAAAGTGGGTTGCATTTATAAATTGCAACCCATATTGTATTTGGCTTTTTAGGAGAATTTAATGGCTAGTAAAACATTCGATCCAACGAAGTTCCGTAATTCGTTGACAAAATCTATTACGGGTATGAGTGCAGGCTTTAACGATCCAACAGACTGGATCAGCACAGGCAACTTTGCACTCAATTACTTGCTAAGTGGAGACTTTACTAAAGGTATTCCGCTAGGTAAAGTAAGTGTATTTGCAGGAGAATCGGGCGCAGGTAAAAGTTATATTGTGTCTGGTAATATTGTAAAGTACGCACAAGATCAAGGCATCTTTGTTGTTCTTATTGACAGTGAAAACGCACTTGACGAAACATGGCTACAAGCACTAAAAGTAGATACAAGTGAAGACAAACTACTAAAACTTAACATGGCAATGATTGATGATGTTGCTAAAACAGTTAGTACGTTTATGGAAGACTATAAACAAATGGCGGAAGAAGAACGTCCTAAAGTGTTGTTTGTAGTTGATTCACTTGGTATGCTTATGTCACCAACTGAAATGGACCAGTTCCAAAAAGGTGACATGAAAGGTGACTTTGGTCGTAAAGCAAAGGCACTAAAAGCACTTGTGACTAACTGTGTGAATATGTTTGGTTCATACAATGTAGGTATGTGTGTCACTAATCACACATATGCATCTCAAGATATGTTTGATCCAGATGATAAGATCTCAGGTGGTTCGGGCTTTGTGTATGCAAGTTCAATGGTTGTTGCTATGAAGAAACTTAAACTAAAAGTAGACGCAGACGGCAACAAAACATCACAAGTACATGGTATTAGAGCAGCGTGTAAGGTTATGAAAACACGCTACAACAAACCGTTCGAAAGTGTGCAAGTTGAGATTCCATATGAAACAGGCATGGATCCATATTCAGGTATGTTTGACTTGATGGATGCAAAGGGCTTGTTGGAAAAGAAAGGTAATCGTTATGAATACATTACCAGTGATGGTGAAGTAATCATTGAATTCCGCAAGCGTTGGACAGGAGATCTACTTGACAAAGTTATGGCAGATTTACCAGCTAAAGAAGCACAAGTTGCAGCCGAAGAAGCAGAAGCTGAACGTGCGGCACGGTTAGCTGAATTAGCTGAATTAGATGCCGAATTGGTAAATACCGATGATAACTTAGTTAAGGAAATTGCTGAAAATGAATGAAGAGTTTGTCGCTGATTTATGGGACTTGTTTAAAGAATACTTAGATAAAAAGCATATTGAAATGGCAGCTGAAAAGTATGTCGACGCACTTATTGATTACGGTATGGATGACGTACAACTCAAAGGTATAATGGGCGTAGATAAAACTTTAGATGCTGCTATTGAATATTACTTAGAAATGGATCAAGACGATTACGAAGATGAGTGGGATAACTAATGGCATGGTACAGTCGAGTAAGCAGAGATATTACGCAAATTCCAGCAGCAATACAACATTTTGAAACTGAACTAGTAAACGCAAGAGTCGAGTGCAAGTTAACTGGAAATGTTGAAAAAGCTGCGGCAGCAATGCCAGGTATTGTTGAATATCGGTTTAATCAACTGCAAGAAATTGAAGCTATCCTAAACTACTTAAATATCGAGCTACGTAAATTGCGTAGCTCGTACTTTAAAAAATATCTTGAAAACTATCAACGAGCTCTGTCAAGCCGTGACGTTGAAAAATACGTAGACGGCGAGGCAGACGTTGTTGACTATGAAAAGATTATTAATGAGTTTGCTCTGCTACGCAATAAGTGGCTAGGTGTACTTAAAGCACTTGATCAGAAACAGTGGCAAATAACTAATGTTGTAAAACTTAGAGTAGCGGGTATGGAAGATGCAACACTCTAAATTATTGTTAACTGGACACAAAGGATTTATAGGCAGTCATTATCACAACTATATTAAAGATAGATACGAAGAAATTTATCCTTATGATAAACAGAACGGCGTTGCAGATAATCTAAGTAATATTACAGTAGCTAGAAATGCACCAGAGTGTGATGTTGTTGTTCATCTTGCAGCAACTAATGGTACACGATTGTTTTACGAACAGCCTACTGATGTATTAATAAACAATACATTGCCTACAATAAACTTGATAGAACGTTATCGAGATACAAATACAAAATTTGTTTTTGCTAGTACGTGCGAAATATTTAATGGAGCAATTGATGCAGGTTATTACCATGTGCCAACTGATGAACAAGTACCAGTTGTGTTTGACAACATTAAAAATCCAAGATGGAGTTATAGCATTCCGAAAGCTCTCGGTGAAAACTTAGTTGCAAACAGTGGACTTGAATATCTTATTTTACGTTATTTTAATATTTACGGACCAGGACAAAAAGACCATTTTATTAGCGAGTTTGTAGAACGTTGTAAATTAGGCGAGTATTATATTAAAGGCAATGATACACGTAGTTTTTGCTATGTAGATGATGCTGTACGTATGACAGATATGCTAGTAAAAGATCATAGTAATCTAACTGTAAATGTAGGCAACGATATTGAAGTACCTATTGCAACAGTTGCTAAATTAATTATGGGATACATGGGTATTAATCCAGATAGACTTGAAGTGCGTTCTGGACCTATAGGCAGTGCAACACGCAGATGTCCTGACACAACACTAGTACAAACACTTACCGGATTCAATGATTATACACCATTAGAAGTAGGACTCAAAAAAACAGTTGAAAGTTTATTATGCGAATCGGTATAATTGGTGTTGGAAATGTAGGCAAAGCAAATGTAAAAGGTTTTGAAAAACTAGGACATACTGTTCTAGAACACGATATTAAATTTAATACTAAAATACAAGATATACTAGATACTGAAATTATTTTTATTTGTACACACGAAGATCATGTAGAAAATATTGTAAAAGATTTATTTCTATACAATTACAAAGGTGTAGTTGCAATTCGTAGTACAATTTTGCCAGGAACAACAGATAAATTATTAAAGAAAAATAATTTAGATATTTGTTTTGTACCAGAATTTTTAAGACAAGATTATGCAGACGCAGATTTTGAAGATTGTAAATTGCTTGCAATAGGCACATACAATTTAGCAGTTGCTCGTACAGTCACAGATGCATTTAAGACATTACCAAAATCTGTTGAATATATGTTGCCTGCAGAAGCAGAAATACTAAAACTATATAATAATTCATATGCTAGTTTACGTATTGTATTTGCTAATATGATGTACGACCTTGCAAACAAATATAATGCAAATTATGATATAATAAAAAATGCATATGTTAAAACAGAAAAAACCAGCGGACAGTATTTAAATGTCAGCAAAAACTTACGTGGGTATAGTGGTGCTTGTTTGCCCAAAGATACACTAGCACTTATGAACTTGATAGATAGTTTAGAATTAGACTATAATTTAATTAAATCAGTACATACAGACAACACAAAACTTCCAAAAAATTAAACAGTGTAAAGTGCGCATATAAATACTGTATGAAAACAGTATTAGTCACAGGCGGCTTTGATCCGCTTCACTCCGGACACATTGAATATTTTAAAGCAGCACGAGAACTAGGTGATAAATTAGTAGTAGGACTAAACAGCGATACATGGCTTGCAAATAAAAAAGGTCGTGCATTTATGCCATTTGGAGAACGTGCAAATATTATTAAACATCTTGAAATGGTTGACGATGTTATAATGGTCGAAGACGACGAAACTGGAGGTACAACAAAAGCTATAGGATTAGTACTTGCAACACATATCGGCAAATTAATTGTTGCCAATGGCGGCGACAGAGTTGATGGCGAAATACCCGAACAAGCATTATACAGAGACCATAAAGATGTGGAGTTTGTGTTTGGAGTTGGCGGCAAAAATAAAGCCAATAGTAGCAGTTGGATACTAGACGAATGGAAAACACAAAAGACAGAACGTGATTGGGGGTACTGGCGTGTGTTAGATGATGCACCAGACAAAGGTTATAAAGTAAAAGAGCTTGTAATATACCCAGGCAAAAGTTTAAGTGATCAAAAACATTTTGAACGTTCGGAAGAATGGAATGTACTAGAAGGTATAGTTAAAATGGACACTGAATGGAATAGCGTACAAAGTAGTATAACATTACAACAAGAAAGTAGAACTTTTAATATTGGCAAAGAAGTTTGGCATAAAGCCAGCAATCCAGGTGACACAAATGCACATATACTAGAAGTGCAGTGGGGCGTGTGCTACGAAGAAGATATAGAAAGAAGAGATTAATGAAAGTATTTGTAGGATACGATCCAAGAGAAGATATTGCTTATCAAGTATGTAAGCATAGCATTTTAAATAAACAACCAAACGCTGATGTTCGAGCATTAAAGCAACAGGAATTACGTGACGCAGGATGGTACAATCGTCCTATCGATAAATTAGCAAGTACTGAATTTACCTTTACACGCTTCCTTGTACCAGAGCTTGCTAACTTCAAAGGATGGGCAGTGTTTATGGATTGCGATATGATCCTTACTACAGACATTAAAGAACTGTTTGATCAAGCAGACGACAAGTACGCTGTTATGTGTGTGCAACATGATTACACACCCAAAGAAGGTATGAAGATGGATGGACAAAAGCAAACAATCTATCCACGCAAGAACTGGTCAAGTGTTGTGTTGTTTAATTGTGCGCATCCTAGTAATGCAAGACTTACACAAGACATGGTAAATGATACAGAACTTAATGGTGCATACTTTCATAGATTTAGTTGGTTAAAAGATGAAGAAGTTGGCGAACTTGATCATACATGGAACTACTTAGTAGGTGTGTATGATGATATCGAAACACCAAATTTAATTCATTATACCGAAGGCGGCCCGTGGTTTGAAAACTATAGAGACTGCGAATTTAATGAGTTATGGAAACAAGAACTATATGATATGTTTAAGTAAGCATCTTAAAGACGACTTTATAAATGCATTTGCATCTGGAGCAGGATACAAGCCTACGGATGTTGTAGATAAGTCTACAACACAAGATATTATTTTTAGAAGCATTGTAAAAAAAGATCTAATAACCCACAGACTAGAAAATAATCTTCCCTTCTTTTATATGGACAGCGGATACTTTGGAAATTATAGAAGTAGCAGAAATCCAGAAGCAAAAAAACTGTATCATCGAATTGTACCCAACGGACTACAACACAACGAAATAATAGAACGTCCTGCAGACAGATTTCAAAGGCTAGGATTAAAAATAAAAAAGCCAGTAAAAAGAAAAGGCAAAGCAGTCTTACTAGCACTGCCGAGTGCAAAACCCTGTAAGTTTTACGATATTGATTTAAAAAAATGGACAGCAGACACAATTGCTGAAATAAAAAAACATACAGATAGACCTATTATTGTAAGAGAAAAACCCAAGCAGCGATCAGAACGTGTAAACAATAGTATATACGAAGACTTTGAAAATGCACATGTGCTAATTACTTACAACAGTATTGCAGCAGTAGAAAGTGTGTTATGCGGAATACCTGCTATTACACTTGCACCTACAGCAGCAGATCCTGTATGTGATAAAGATATTGATAAAATAGAAAATCCAACCTTGCAGCATATTGATAAACTAACTGCTTGGGCACATCATTTAGCCTATGGTCAATTTCATTATCAAGAATTAGTAAACGGGTATGCCTACAAAATGTTAATGAGAGATAGAGAACTAAAATGAAGCCAATAGTAATACACAGACAAGATAAAAATAATGTAGGCGATTTATATTGCAATCCGTTGCCTTATTTTGGAATTGAGCACGATGTAATCGATATAACACAATTGCATGTTGCACAATACGATAGCAATCGTCCTATTATTGTAGGTGGTGGTGGATTAATTGAAAATGATTTTATGGGCGATGTATTAAAAAGGTTATTACTATCTAGTGATTATGTAACATTACGAGATGCAGCACAAAGTCTTTGGACAGTAAGTCAGTCTAATAATAATTCATTACTTGAAGAATTTCAAACAAAAATTAATAGTCTTGTGCAAGAATATATTGAAAAAATAGATGTAAGAAAAAATGCACCAAGGATCGTTTGGGGTGCAGGACACAATGCAAACATTAATAAAAAACCCAGGAATATCGAATGGCCGGGATATTTAAGTAGTTTTGATATGGTAGGAATTAGAGATGCAAATTCACCGTTTGAATATATACCATGTGCTAGTTGTATGCATCCAGCACTTGAAAAAACATATCCTATCGCAAATGATATAATTTTCTTCGAGCATAAAAAGCAACTTATAAAAAGTGCAGATTTTGGAAAATCTGCTATTCCTCGATTTGTAAATACAGGTGGGAATATGGAACAAACAATTGAGCTATTAGGCAGTGCAAACATTATACTTACAAACAGCTATCACGGCGCATATTGGGGCCAGCTATTAGGTAAAAAAGTTATTGTTGTTGATCCGTGGAGTTCTAAATTTTTTAATATGAATCCTGCACCGTCAATAATATACAAAAGCGAAAGCCTGGATCAAATAGATGACTTAATCGATTCAACTAATACCTATCCAGATTATTATGACGAATGTAGAATTATAAATAATAATTACTGCACTAGAGTAAAGGAAATGCTATGAAAGTAGTTGCATATGCAGCTGGTATTCCTAATCCCAATAAGTCTCCTCATAAGCTCGAAGTGTTACAACGTTTTGTTGCTGGAGTAAATGTAGTAGGAGATCAAGGAATACTGCATTATGGAAAAAATACAATTGCAGCCGATGTTGCAGTTATACAAGGATGGGTACACGATGGTAGTCCAAGAAGTCCTCATCTAATGCTTAGAAAAAGTGCAGCAGAAAATTTATTAAATAAACATACTATTATAGTTGATAGCAATTTGTTTAATTATAATTTAGGAAAACTTCATCCTAGTCATTATTCAAGATACAGCATGGACGGAGTATTTCCAACTACTGGTAATTATTTTTCAGGAATTGTAGATCCTAGCCGCTGGCAAAAGATTTCACGAGATTTGCAAATATCATTAAAGCCTCAGCGTACCGACGGTCGTCATATTTTAATTTGTTTACAACGCAACGGCGGCTGGAGTATGGGCGGGCTAGATGTAATGGAATGGTGTAATAAAACTATTAAACGTATAAGAAAGGTTAGTAGTCGTCCTATTGTTGTAAGAGCACATCCGGGAGATAGCAAAGCAAAACAATATCTAAAAATACGCCAAGCAGGTGCAACAGTTAGTACCAATAAACATATACTAGAAGATTTTAAAAACTGTTGGGCAGTTATAACTTATAATAGCAGTCCGGGTGTTGCAGCAGCAATTGAGGGGTTGCCTATATTTGTTACTGATCCTAATCCAGAAATAAGTCAAGCTAGAGCAGTTGCAAATACAAATTTAAAAAATATAGAATCTCCTAAATTTTTTGATAGACAAGAATGGGTAGAAAAATTAGCTATGAGTCATTGGAACTTTGATGAAGTGCGTTCAGGAGATGCTTGGCGTCATATTAGGAATTTTATTTAACATGGATTCTGATAAAGTAAACCAACTAACACACAGGTGGGAATATAGAAATATCTGGGTATCAGAATTTATACCAGCCGGATCTTCTATTTTAGACATTGGTTGTGGAAATAAATCTTTTTTAAACTATTTTGAGTGCAACGATTATTTAGGATTAGATAGAACAATTTATGCTGACATTCAAACTAACTTAAACACCCAAACAGTAAAAATAGACAAAGTATATGATGTAGGATTAATACTAGGAGTGTTAGAATATGTAGACGATCCTATTGAACTAATCGAAAAGTATAAAGATAAAGCAACTACTTGGGTTATTTTAGTTCTTTCAAAAAAGCAAAAAGAAAAGTATAATTGGAAACATTCTTTTAATACATCATTTTTTAAATATGTTTGTAAAAAAAATTTTAAAAATATTACTTTACACAGAAATAAAAATTATATATTAGGAATTTGTAAAAATGTATAAAAGAAAAGAAGACAGTGTAATTTTTCCTTGGCTTAGTCAAAAATTACCAAAAAATAAAAATGTAATTGATATTGGTGCTCGGAAAGGAAAATGGTATAAAAATTTAGAAAAATTATATTCTTGTTCAAACGCATATCTATTTGAACCTACTCCAAATATTGTTGAATATTTAAAAAAGCATTACAAAGGTAAAGTAAGCATATATGATTGCGCACTGAGCAATGAAGATTCAAAATTAGATTTTCATATAGATTTAGAAAAAGGTGGCTGGTCAGGTTTAAACAAACAACGAGTTGGAGGAAAATACAAAACAATTACTGTTGACGTAAAAACACTAGATAGTTTTAAATTTACCAATATAGGTTTAATTAAAATAGATGTCGAAGGCAATGAATACAAAACTTTATTAGGAAGTAAAGAAACTATTCTAAATTCTTTACCTTTGATTTATTTTGAATGTGCTGATGTCCATATGACAACTTATAATAATACCGCAAGTGATATTTTTAATTTTTTTAAAAATATAGATTATAACATATTAGATTTAGATTTTAACACTTGTTCCTTATCTCAATTTTTAAAACATACAGCAAGTGATAGTAGTTTTTATCATAATTTTATAGCATGTCCAAAATAATAGAATTACACAGAAAAGCAAAAAACAATGTTGGCGATTTTTATTGCAACCCCAGTCGTTATTTTGAGATAGAATGTTTGTCAACAGAATTAGTTTCAGACAAGTATGATGTTAGAAATAATACTGTCATTATCGGCGGCGGTGGACTTATTCATAAAAAGTTTAGTACGTACATAGAAAAATTATTACAAGACACTCCTAAGAAAACTGTGCTATGGGGAATTGGACATAACTTTGGTCAGAAGCATGGAAAAAAATCTAAAGACAATCCCTACTATCCGGAATGGATAAATCAATGTACCCTTGTTGGTATTAGAGACTGGATTAAAAATTATGAAAAATATTATCTGCCTTGTGTAAGTTGTATGCATCCTGCATTTGATAAAGATTATAGCGAGCAACACGAATTTGTTTATTTTGTTCATGCTGCAAAATCAAAATTTAAAAATTCAAATTATCCTGTTATGAAAAATAACGAAATGAACTTTGATAAAGTTATAGAATTTTTAGGTAGTGGAAATACTATTATTACTGATAGCTATCACGGAGCCTACTGGGGTCAACTATTAGGAAAAAACGTTCAAGTAGCAAGCTGGAGTGTTAAGTTTGATCATATGAAACATCAGCCATATTTTTTAGATGAAATAAATATCGATCCAACTTTTATAAAAAACAATATAGAAGGATATTTAGACGAGTGCCGAGAATTAAATAATGCGTTTTATCAAAAATTTATTCAACTAAATGTCTGATTTTTTGTAGACTTTCCTTTATAATGCGCAATATAGTCTTTTAGCATACTATGCTTTATAGGTGTTTTATATTTTTTTGGCGCTGGATTTAAATCTAACATATATTTAGGGCCTAATCTATTTACAACTTCGCCGTATACATCACCGTCGTAGAATCGTCGTAAGTTATCAGTATCTTGGTCTACATAAATTGTTGTATAAGTGTTTTTAAATTTATAAAAATCTTTATGCTTTTTATTTAAAACAAAGAATCCTGTCTCGCAACTATAATAATCTTTATTGTTGTATTCGTGCCATACACCCAAATGTGTGCTGAGTATCTTTTTATTTAAAATAATTTTATATAAATCTTTATCAAACCTATTCTTTATAATAGTATCAGCATCTAACCAAATTAGATAATCGCACTCGATAAAATTCATTGCATGAATAACACTAAATGCTTTTTTTGAAAACTTTGCTACTGAACTTTTTGCGGGCCATTTTTTTAAAAAATTATTATAGTCGTTGCCGAGATTCCATCCTTTCAGTGTTACCTTATTAGTAGGTTTGAAATCTTCGTTGTACAAATTTAAACTATGCTCGGGATAAAATTTTTCAAAACTTTCTATCATAAATTTACCACAACGATCGTAATAGTTTTTATTCATACTTGTAAAAAACTGAATATTCATTTCCAATAGCCTTCATTACGATTTACAATTAAATCGTTTGGCTTGTTGCTTTTGCCAATATCTTTTCTATCGCCTTTTAAGTGATCAAAATATTTGCCCAAATCGCTGTTGATAAATGGATGCCCTTCGCCATTTATTAAGTCTCCGCTGATATTTAAAAATGGAAAACTGTCATACTTTTTAGCAACTTTTTTCCTTACTTCTTCAAATACAAAACTATCGTGCCATTCTTCCATTTTAAAAATACCATTCTCGGCATCTTCATAAACACTTTCAAACTTCTTTAAAAACCATTTGCCGGGTTTAGTACGCAAATTAATACCATAGAAGCCGCATTCTGGCCATTTCTTTCCTCTACCTAAATAACTCATCCAAGCACGTTCGGGTGTAAACTTACGCAGTTGATCATAACTCACAGGAGAATGTACATATGTGTCTGCGTCTAGCCATACTATCCAATCTGTATCACAACGTTCGGCTGCGTCAAACACAGCATAGACTTTGTTAGCAAATCGTACTGCATCCCATTTAAATTCTTTGTGCCAATCTCTTGGCCGTCTTGCTTTAATATCAGGTGGACATTTTCCATTTGCTTTTGGTACACCTTTCCAGCGTTGTTTAAATTCTAATAACTTTGGCAGTTCTGCTTTTTGATTTAAAACAACTATATTTTCAGCTTGTGTTTGCGGAGTGCAATCCTCTGCATACAAGTACAATTTAATATTACTATCAACGTTCTTGGCAAACGAATCTACAAAACGTTGTCCATATAAATCTAATACTGGTTTGTGAAATGTTGATACAAAAGAAATTGTTTGCACGATAATATCCTTGTTAAATACGTTATGAGTATTTACACATGAGATTTAGTTTATTTCCGCAATTTGGTGCAATGAACAGCAAACCTGTTTTTGAAGCATTTGAACACAGCCTACGTAGCGCAGGGCATATAGTAGAACACGATAGTATGCATGGAGATGTTGCTGTAATTTGGAGTGTGTTATTTCACGGACGTATGTCAGCTAACAGACCAATATACGAATACTATACAAGAACAGGACGTAAAGTTATTGTACTAGAAGTCGGTGGAATAAAACGGGGAACAACTTGGAAGGTAGGATTAAATGGAATCAACAGAGATGCTTATTTTGGGGATAATAATAACGATGATAGTCGTAAGCATCTTCTGGGACTTTTAGAAAAGCCATGGAGAACAAGCGGCAAATATATTTTAATATGTGGACAGCACGACAAAAGTCTACAGTGGAAAAACATGCCAAGTATGAGCAATTGGTTTTTGCAAACATACGATACAATACGCAAACACACAGACCGCCCTATAATATTTAGACCGCATCCACGCTGTAGATTAGAGCATATTGAGCGTGGCCTTAGGAATGTAATTAGACAGGACCCTATGCACATAGGGGGAACATATGA